AACAGAATAGCCGTCTGCACCATTCACGGCGTTCCAGCTAAGTCTTATGGAGCTTATATCAGGCGTTTTAGATGTCAGCCCTGTGACCTGAGGCAGACTTGTCTGCTCCACAGCTTCTGCCGCCTGCACAGGCATACTCACACTTAGCACGCTGTCAGGCACAGCACCTGCCGCACATATCATCATAGCGGCACAAGCCACTGCCGCTGCATTTTTTCTGTTTATTATCTTTTTCATTTTTCAGACCTCCTTTGATGAAATTCTTTTGCACTTTAAGTATAACACATTTTTACCAGTTTGTAAACACGCAATTCCGAATTATTTTTGTTCACATTTTGTTTTTTTATGTTTACTTATACTCAGTTGCAAAACCTCTCTTTTGGTTGCTGAAAGAATGTATAAAAAACAAAGACCGCAGAAAAAATCTACGGTCTTTTGTGGCTGGGGTGGAAGGATTCGAACCTTCGGAATGACGGAGTCAGAGTCCGTTGCCTTACCACTTGGCGACACCCCAATGTTTGTTCGATTTAGCTTGTTTTTGGTTGGGATAGATGGATTCGAACCATCGGAATGACGGAGTCAAAGTCCGCTGCCTTACCTCTTGGCTATATCCCATCGTCATGTCCCTCACTCAAACAGCTTAATCATTATAGCACACCATTTCGGGAAATGCAATACCTTTTCATGTTTGTTTACAAAGCATTTACAACGTCTTAACATATATGGGCAAAACGACGTAAAACCGTACGATTTTGTAGAAAAACTATTGAAAATGGTCAAAGTATGTGATAAAATGACCATAAGAGCGTGGCTCGGAACAAAAAACGAAAGGTCGTAACCGTTATGGAAGAGAAGAAAAAAGGATTTATCAAGAAGTTTGTAAATGAGTTCAAGGCGTTTGCTCTCAAAGGAAACGTCATGGACTTGGCAGTGGGCGTTATCATAGGTGCTGCGTTTCAGGGTATCGTGACGTCATTTACGGAGAATTTTATCAACCCGATAATAGGCTGTATAGGCGGTGCTGA